TGGAGGAGAAGTCAAATGTTGCGCTTATTGCTCATTCATTGGACTGTTTTGTTAGTGTGTCCATGTCATGAGAAGGGAACAGACTAATAGCTTCGGACGTACTCAAGTATTTCAAATCGGTCATTCTCTCGCACTCTCTGGCATCCCCAATCATCCATATGTTCTTTAATGGAATAGGGAATAGTTGCAGGATTGTCTAATGTTGGGGGATGCCCCCAAAACTTAGTTACAATCAGTTTATCAACAACTTCCGAGAACAGGTCATATATCTCAGCACCACCGCAAACGAAAGCCTTCTCGTACCCATGATGATACGATGCCCCCTCACAGAAAGCAAGGACTGCTTCAACGGAATGAAGAACAACGTCTGCTTTCTCTGTTGCATGGTTTGTGTCTTTTGTGACACACACGGTAATCCGATTCGGTAATTTATGTGGAAGGGAGTCTACTGTCTTTCTCCCCATGATAACAATGTTTCCATCCGTTGATTCTTTAAAATGCTTCATGTCATCTTTGTCATAGACAACGAGATCGTTACTAGAACGATCTCCTATGACATCACCAATGCATGAGAATATGGCGATGTATTCCATATCATTCACCCATAGAGATAAGTTTGACTAATAAGATCAG